TTGGACGCCTCAAGGTTAACGCTAACCGTTACTACAGAAGAGTTCAAATCAAGAACCTCATGTGATCCATCGGATTCACAATCTTTAGCAAGACCTCCTTCGGGAGGTCTTTTTTTATCTAAAATAAAAAAACCAAAAAGAATGCCAATAAAGAATGTATCTGTTGGCATTTTGTGGTTTATTGGCATTTCTGTTGGCATTTCTGTTGGCGTTGCTGTTCCTGCCCTTGCTGGCATCCCCTACGTGGGTTGGTTGGCAGGTGGTTGGGCGTTACTTCTAGGACAGAAAGCAGGGTCTGAAATTGGGTCTGAGGTTGGAAGTGCTTTTAATGATTGCTAAATTGATTTAAATGTGATATAATCTGCTCATGTCTTTTACATCAATTAGATGTAAAATACCGCAACACAGTTTATTCAATTTGACCCATTACCAAATAATCTAAAATGGCAATTATAAAGTATAGTATTCATGACTTCCCAGAAAAAGCATTTGCTGAAAATAGACAGTCCAGATGCAGTTATCCCTGGGATACAACTCCTGTAGGAACTGGGTTTGAGGTTCCTTTTTGTGACTTAAAGAGCGCAAAAACCATTCCAAATCCCCCAGATAGTATTAAGAAGAGGGGAATTGTTTGGGAAAGAGCAAAATTGAAAAGCTCTTATCTCTTTAAAAGAATCTCCTAAAATAGTTAAGGAGAATATTGAGGGTCTTAGGACCCTCTTTTTTTGTCTAAATACTTATTATTGATTTTGTTCTGATGAAGAATACTATATTACTAACTTTTGGATGTAGTTGGACTTATGGTGAAGGTTCTGGATATGTTCCAGGAATGACTATAGAGGAATATGAAGAAATTCAGAATGATCCAACTATTTGTTGGGAAAATGGTTGGAGAAAAAAAGTAGTAGATCATTTTAACTTTGACCACATAAATTTTGGTGATTATGGAAGTAGCAATGATAGACAATTTAGATTAGCAAAAAAATTTTTTACATCAAAAAAATTTAAAGATCTTTATGAAACTAATAAAAAGATAATTATATTATGGGGCACAACATCCCTTAATAGATATGATTTTTGGATTAGGATGGAAAGATCATACGAAAAAATATTTCTGGGTGATGTTGAATCCGATGTTAAAAAATATAATAATGATAAAGATCGTCTTGGTCTTGCATTAAAAAAATTTAGTTATGATGAAATAACAAGACTTAGAGAACTTGAAATAGATATGCTATTTTGGAATCAATACTTTAAGTGTTTAAATATAAAAAATTATTGGTTTGATACTTTTAATCCATTTAATTATAAAATAAGTTTAAATAACTTTATTCCTTATGATGGAGAAAGATTATCATTATCAAAATTGATTGAGAAAGAGCATAGGAAAATTACTCCTGGGTTGAATTTTAATTATTATACAGGGTTTGGATATTTAATTGATAAAGGATTAGTCAATCCTTATAGTTATCACCCATTAAAAGAGTATTATTCTAAAATTGGAGACTATTTTATACAGATCTTATCGGATAAAATCTAAACATGGCAACTAATAAAACAAAAACAGCATATTCAAATCAAATATCAAATAGGAATTTTCTTTCTTCTATTGGATTTAAATTTACTTTGAATAGAGCACGTAAAGTATCATTTTTTGCAAACTCTGCAAATATACCAGGAATTAGTTTAGGTGTAGCTGAACAACCAACATATTTAAAAAATATAGATATACCTGGAGATAAATTAGTTTTTGATGATTTTAATTTGCGCTTTATTGTGGATGAAAATCTAGAGAATTATATGCAAATACAAAATTGGATGCGTGGACTTGGTTATCCAGAATCCTTAAATGAGATTTATAATCTACAAAGACATGATGAGTCACAGGTAGGATTTGATAGTGATTCGATGAATATATATTCTGATGGAACTCTAGAAGTTCTGAACAGTTATCAAAACACACAATTTGAAGTTGTTTTTAAAGACATGTTCCCCTACAACTTGTCAGATTTAACATTTGATGCAACAAATCCAGATACTGAATATTTTACTGCTGAGGTATCTTTTAAATACACAATCTATAATATACTTGACACTAAAGGAAATAGACTATGATTTTTGATCTTGAAGAAATCCAAAAAATGTGGGAGAAGGATGCCCACATCGACATGGACAATTTGCACAATGAGTCAACAAAGGTCCCAGTATTACATGCTAAATACTATGAGATTTACAATAATGTAATCTTACTCAAAAAGAAGGCAGAGCAGCAACAAAAAAATATTCGTCACCAGAGATATGAATATTTTACTGGCAAGGCAGATCCAGATGTTTACATAGAAGATCCATTTTTTAAAAAAATAAGAGATAAAGATACTCTACAAAAATACTTAGATGCAGATGAGCAATTGTCTCAAGTTAATTTGAAAGTAGAATATTATGAGACATCTTTAAATTACTTAGAAAGTATTTTAAAAAATATTCATAATAGAACATATCAAATTAAAAATGCTATTGATTTCTTAAAATTCCAGGCAGGTTATGGTTAATAATTTTGATCTAGTAATTCAAAAAGCAAATGAAGTTTTTTTAAATATAAAATGTGAACCTCATATTGAATATGAACTGAGGGATTATTTTAAATTTGAAGTCCCAAATGCAAAATTTATGCCCCAATATAGGGGTAGAAATTGGAATGGAGAAATACATTTATTTGATATGAGAAAGAAGCAACTTTATGTTGGTCTTTTAGATAAACTAATATCTTTTTGTGAAAATTATAATTATGAATATAAATTTGAAGATAACAAATTTTATGGTTTGCCTTTTGAAGTAAATGATTTTATTTCAAAAGAAGGTGTAAAGGACTATATGAATTCTATATGCTCACATACTCCTAGGGATTATCAAATTGAGGGAGTATATGATGCACTAAGGCATAATCGAAAATTATTGATAAGTCCCACAGCATCAGGCAAATCACTGATGATTTATTCTGTCGTAAGATATTATGTGGATAAAGGAGAAAAAATTCTTCTAGTTGTTCCAACGACATCTCTTGTAGAGCAGATGTACAAGGACTTTGAAGATTACGGTTGGGATGCTGAGTCATATTGTCATAAAATTTATAGTGGAAAGGAAAAGACAAATAATGCTTCTGTTACTATTACTACTTGGCAATCTGTATATAAATTAGAAAGATCATTTTTTGAAGATTTTGGTGTAATTGTAGGTGATGAAGCTCACTTATTTAAATCAAAGTCATTAATAGAAATAATGACAAAACTACATCATGCTAAGTATAGATTTGGATTTACAGGAACTCTTGACGGAACCCAAACACATAAATGGGTTTTGGAAGGTTTATTTGGTCCTTCATATAAAATTATTAGAACATCTGAGTTGATTGAAAAAGGTCATATTGCTGATCTAGATATTACTTGTTTGGTATTGAAGCATAATCCACAAACATTTGAATCTTATTCTGATGAGATTTCTTATTTAATATTTCATCAAAAAAGAAATAATTTTATTAAAAATCTTAGTTTAGAGTTAAAAGGCAATACTTTAGTGTTGTTTAATTATGTTGAGAATCATGGTAAACCATTATACGAATTGATATGTTCTAACAACAAAAATAAAAATAGAAAAGTATTTTTTATTCATGGTGGAGTTGATACAGAAGATAGAGAAAAAATGAGAGAAATAACCGAGAGAGAAAATAATGCAATTATTATAGCATCTTATGGTGTATTCTCTACAGGAATAAATATTAGAAACTTACATAACGTAGTTTTTGCATCTCCAAGTAAATCTAGAATTAGAAATTTGCAATCAATTGGTAGAGTACTCAGAAAGAGTACAACAAAATCAAAAGCAATGTTATATGATATATCAGATGATTGTACACATAAATCTAGAAGAAATTATACACTCAATCATTTAGTAGAAAGAATTAAAATATATAATGAAGAAAAATTTAACTACAATGTAATAACAGTAAATTTACAGGAATAAGTCTATGGAAGATGACTTTTATGCAACATTAAAATTAAAAACAGGAGAAGAAGTTTTCTCTAAAGTAATGCCTTGTAATGAAAATGATAAAACTCTTTTACTAATATCTAATCCAATAACATTCTCTGAGGTTACATCTAGGAATGGATCTACTGGATATAAAATAGAACCTTGGTTAAAAACTTCAAAAGAAGATCTTTTTGTACTTGATATGAATGATGTTTTAACCATGTCTGAATCAAAAGACATTAAAATGATTAGTATGTACCAATCTTGGGTAAGAGAATCAGAAGAGTTTAGGAACAATCCAAATGATACTAGAAAAAAGATTAATAGGAAGATGGGATATATTGCTAATGTAAACGATGCTAAGGAGATCTTAGAAAGATTATTTAAAAATAGCTAAGCTGTATCTATCAACCTTAACAAAGGTATTGTAACAAGATTTGGGAGTTATGTCAAGCTTGATTAATTTCTGTATTGTCTGCTATACTTACTGTTAACAATAACTAACATTTATAGGTTCGTAATGGTAAACAAAAGAAAAAGATCAATTCATTATGTGAATAATAAAGAATTTCTGATTGCTTTGATTGAATATAGGAAGTCTGTAGAGATCGCAGAAAATAGAGGTGATCCAAAACCAATAATTCCAAATTACATAGGAGACTGCTTTTTAAAAATTGCTACTCATTTATCATTCAAACCAAATTTTGTCAATTATATTTTTAAGGATGATATGATTTCTGATGGTATTGAAAATTGTGTTCAATACATCCATAACTTTAATCCAGAGAAATCTCAAAACCCTTTTGCTTATTTTACTCAAGTCATTCACTATGCTTTTTTGCGTAGGATTCAAAAAGAGAAAAAGCAACTTGAAATTAAAAATAGAATTTTAGAAAAGACTGGTTATAGTGAAGTATTCTGTGACGATAATTTGATTGATGGAATCAATTATTCCGACTATAATTCTATTAAAGATAATGTTCATTCCAAAACTCGCTATCAATGAAAGTTGCAATAATTACTGACCAACATTTTGGTGCTCGTAAAAATTCAAAATTATTCCATGATTATTTTTTAAAATTTTATAATAATGTTTTTTTCCCAACATTAGAAGAAAGGGGTATTAAAACAATTATTGATATGGGAGATACTTTTGATAATAGAAGAGGTATTGATTTTGCTGCTCTTGAATGGGCAAAAACTAATTATTATGATCGATTGAATGAAATGGGTTGTTCCATTCATACAATTGTTGGAAATCATACAGCATATTATAAAAACACTAATAAGTTAAATGCTGTAGATCTACTTTTGAGAGAATATAAAAAACTTACTGTATATTCTGAACCAACCGAAGTAAAAATAGGAAATTTGGATATCCTTTTTATACCTTGGATTAACGATGAAAATTCTGAAAAATCTTTTAAACTTATTAAAAACACAAGTTGTAAAGTCGCTATGGGGCATCTTGAGTTATCAGGATTTCCTCCTTATCGTGGGTTCATTATGGAAGAAGGTATTGATGGTAAATTGTTTGAAAACTTCACTCATGTTTTTAGTGGGCATTATCACACTAGATCAAACAGTGGACCAATTTACTATCTAGGCAATCCTTATGAAATTTATTTTAATGACGTTGATGATGTGAGAGGATTTCATATTTTTGATACTGACACTAAAGAAATAGAACCTGTAAATAATCCATATAAAATGCATGAGGTTATTAAATATTCTGATGATGACCATCAACTTTTAGATGCAACTAAATATGAAAATAAAATTGTAAAATTGATTGTTAAAAATAAAAAAAATCAAATAAAATTTGAAAAGTATTTGGATAAACTTTATTCAGTGAATGTTGCAGAATTAAAGATAGTAGAAAATTTTGCAGAAGAGCAAAATACAAATCTTGAATATGATTTTGAATCTGAAGATACCGTATCTGTTTTAAGAAAGTATGTAGAAGAAACCGAAGAGCACATCAGTAAAAAAAAGGTAAATAGTATTATACAAGAAATTTATAAAGAGTGTTCACAAATTATCTAGTATGTATATTCTAACTTTACGTGGAAAAGAAGATCAAGGAGCATATTCTGTAATAAACTCTGAAGGAGAACAAGTCCTTTATATTTTTGAAGAAGAAGATGATGCCAATAGATTTTCTCTATGGTTAGAAAATGACAACTATCCCCCATTGAATGTTATCGAAGTTGATAAAGAATTGATTATAAAAACCTGTAATATTCATAGATATCAATATGCAATTATTACACAAAATGACATCGTAATTCCTCCAGAACAAAATGATTTTATTTAAAACTATTAGGTATAAGAATTTTCTTAGCACAGGAAATCAGTTTACTGAAGTAAAGTTTGATGACCATAAAACTAGTTTAATTATTGGTAATAATGGATCTGGAAAAAGTACTCTTTTAGATGCTTTAACTTTTTCACTATTTGGCAAATCTTTTAGAGGAGTAAATAAACCTCAATTAATTAATTCTGTAAACGAAAAAGATTGTTTAGTTGAAATTGAGTTTGTGACCTCAAAAACTAATTGGAAAGTAAGAAGAGGATTAAAACCAAACATATTCCAAATCTATAAAGATAATGAACTTTTAAATCAAGATGCTGCAACAAAAGACCAACAGAATTGGTTAGAGTCTGTAGTTCTCAAAATGAACTACAAAACCTTCACTCAGATTGTTATTCTTGGTAGTAGTAATTTTGTTCCATTTATGCAGTTGTCTGCTGCTAATCGTAGAGATGTCATTGAAGATATTTTAGATATTAAAATATTCTCGGCAATGAATCTGGCTATTAAAGACAGATTGAGGTTATGTAAAGATGAAATAACTAAATTAGAATATAAAAAAGAAAGTTTTGCTGATAAAGTCTTAATGCAAAAAAACTTTATTGATGAAATTGAACAATTGAGTAAATCTGATATACAAGTCAAAAAAGAATATATATCTAGTCTAATCAAAGAAAATGATGAACTCTTATCACAATCTTTAATTTATGAAGACTCTTTAATTTTAAAAAAAGAAGAGATGCAAGAATATTCTAGTGCAACTTCAAAACTTCGTAAGTTGGGAAACTTAAAAGGTAAAATTACTGAGAAGGTATCAAATATAGTTAGTGACTATAAATTTTTTGATAAAAATACGGTTTGCCCAACTTGCACCCAAAGTATTGAAGAGACATTTAGAATAAATAGAATTGTAGACGCTCAAAATAGGGCAAAAGAGTTGCAGTCAGGACTTAATGATCTTGACCAGGCAATTAAAGAGGAAGAAGAGCGAGAGCGTCACTTTTTCAATCTGTCCGAAGAAGTATTAAAATTAACTAATGAGATTTCTCAAATTAGCACTCAAATTTCTGGATACCAAAAGCAAATCAGAAATCTTGAAAGCGAAATTCAAAACATTGCCACTAAATCTGAAGGAAGAAATTCTGAACGGGAAACTTTAAAGAATTTAGAAAAAGAATATAACGTGGTATTAAAAGACCTAAACGATAAAAAGGATCTTTTAATAAATTATAATTTTGTTCATAATCTATTAAAAGATGGTGGAGTAAAAACTCAGATCATCAAAAAATATTTGCCTGTTATTAACTCTCAAGTTAATAAGTATTTGCAATTGATGGATTTCTTCATCAATTTTAAACTTGATGAAGAATTCAATGAGTCTATTGAATCTCCAGTACAAGAAGATTTTTCTTATAGTTCTTTTAGTGAAGGAGAACGTATGAGAATTGATCTGGCATTATTGTTTACTTGGAGAGAAGTTGCTAAGATTAAAAACTCTTTAAATTGTAATTTAATAGTCTTTGATGAAACTTTTGATTCTTCATTAGATGTATTTGGTATTGAAGAGTTTATGAAAATTATTAGGTTTGTTATTAAAGACGCTAACGTTTTTGTTATATCTCACAAAGAGGGAATGCGGGATAAATTTAATAATGTAATTAAATTTGAAAAAGTTAAAGGATTTAGTAGGGTTGCGCCATGACAAAAAGTTTGGTTACTGG